TTTTTGGCTTCGGTGATTCTGACCAAGAAATAAAACAAGATACTGCCGCGAGGATTGAGCAACAGACTAATAATGAAGTTTTAAATGGGGCTATGGCGGCCTCTTCGCTGGGTTATGCGTTTTTAGCAGCGACAGATGTAGAATTCGAGACTGTCCGCGAGATAGACGAGTTAACGGCAGAGTTAGACGCTCAGTACAATCTTGTGCTTACGGGCATCCCTGAGGGAGCGGCAAAAGGTAGCGCTCCAGTCGCGGTGCCAGCTCAAGAAGTGATTGACGCAGTAACGGATATGAGGGTTAAAGTTCTGGCGGCGCTAGATGAAATAAGGGTGAATACTAGCCAAATAGTCAGTGTCCACACAAACCCCACTACGGCGAGATTGCTAGGCTATCAATACTACGGAGATGATACCCAGGGTCAGGCGCTAGTTGACCTAAACGGCTTTACTGACGTGTCATTCGTTGAAGGAAATGTTGAGGTGCTCACAATATGATGATAGAAGTGAACGGCGTGCAGTATGACGGTTTTGTTTCTGCTAACTGCCAGATCAACCTGGACTCATTAAGCAATGAGTTCAGCTTTGAGGCGGTTATGACTGACGACCAGGAGCTACCATTTAAAGGCGGCGATGCTTGCAAAATTGTCGTTGATGGGGAGGTTGTTCTAACTGGAAATATAGAGATCATAGAGGACTCAGGAGACGCTGAGAGCCATGCTGTGACGATTAGTGGCAGAGATAAAACCGCTGACCTTCTAGACAGCACGCTAGGTGCTATGCCCGATATTAGGGGCGAAGAATTATCTTTAAAAGTTATTATTGAAAATGTAATTTCCTATCTTGAACTAGATATTAAGGTCATTGACGAAGTGGGCCCGCCTCTGTTTACTAGCGCAGAAGACTTGGCCGCACCTGAACCTGGGGATAATGCTTTCGAGTTTATCAATAAATATTCTGAAAAAAGGCAGGTTTTATTAACCTCAAATTCAGACGGGAATATTGTTATTGCTACTAACTCAGGCGTTAACTCTGACGGCGTGGTTCAGTATATAAGGGGCGCTAGCGATAATAACACGCTCGAATATTCTTACAGATACGACACTACAAAACGCTTTAATAGCTATGATGTTAGCTCTGGATTAAATCTCGTTGCTCTGAATAATGCCGGTGATACTGACCCTGCCGCCGTTGTTAATCAGGGCGGCGGGGTCTTTGATAAAGAAATCAGGCCGGGCCGCCGGCTCACTATCTTATCAAGGTCCCCTTTATCAAGCACGGAATGTACAAAGCGGGCATTCTGGGAGGCTGTGGTAAGAAAGGCGCGTGGATTAGCTTATTTTGCTAAAGTTCCTTTGTTCAGAATAGACGGGGGAAAAGGAGAGCTGTGGTCGGTCAATAAAATTTATCAGATAGTGAATAGCTCGGTGGGGAAAATAGAGCCGATGTTATGTAACACGGTATCGTTTTCTTATGACGCTGACATAGGAAGTATTACCTCTTTGGGATTCGTGGGACAAAATGCCTACACTTTGAGCCTAGAGACAGGTGCACAGGTTGAGGTTGCAAAAAATGTTACGTAATTTAATAAAGTGGGCGACAATTTCGGCCCCCGCACCGGCTGAGGCGCAACAATTCGCAGTGCAGCAAGTCACGTACCAGGGCAAGGTTGCGGACAGCGCCGTACTGTTCCCCTACGGCTTGCACGCGAACCTTCCCGCAGGATCTTTAGGGCTTTTATTTTCGGTCAATGGCGAGTCAGACAATAGGGCGATGGTCGGGTTTGACTCAAAAAATCGCCCTCAACTTTTGGAAAATGAAACGGCATTCTATCACCCCCCTACAGGCTCTTATATAAAATGGACCCAGGCGGGCGACCTCGATATCCAGGTGGGCGAATCTGGCGGGGGCAACGTGACAATTAACTGTGCTAACGCTACTGTTACCGCATCGGCGGGGATTACACTAGACGCTCCAACGATTACGGCAACGGGAGATATTGACGTGGGTGGGAATCTTGGGGTTACGGGTGAGACCGCATTAGGGGCAGTGGTCACAAGTGGAGGCGTTAACATTAGCGGCACTCATACTCATATCGGATCACCAACGGCTCCCGTTGGCCCTGTAACGCCAACGGGAATTCCTGTATGACAACTGACGCAGTTTTAAGAATCGATCCTACCAGCGGGCTTTATGATATAAATTTAGACGAAAATGGGGATATAGAAAGCGCTGATTTTTTTGACACTTCTATTATGTACGCTCTTTATGGAGAGAAAAGGGCGGGTCCTGAAGAGGTCTCTAGCCCTGAATTCAGAAGAGGCTGGATCGGCAATGGTTCAGACTTTGAGAACGGTTCTAAATTGTGGTTATTGTCTCAATCAAGACTAACTAGAGATACGCTAAATAGGATAGAGGACGAGGCAAGAAAGGCTCTACAGTATTTAGTTGATGATGGCCTAGCGGTCTCAATAAGTCGCGTTAACGCTGCGCTAAAAAATGGTAGTGTTGTTTTAGATATCACAATAAATCGATCACCAGACAAAGTTGATCGTAAATTTTTTACGTTATGGGAGAATACAGGCCGTGGCACTTGATATACCCGAAACAGCCGCAGAGGTTGACAATAGGGCCAAGGCGGACGTTCAGCGAGAGCTAAGCCAGTCTAACCCATTCTTAAAAAATAGCTGGCTAGGCGCTCTTGTGACCGCCTATAGCAATAGAATTTTTGATTTCTATATTCAATTAAAAATAGCGATTGTAGAGAATTTCCCAGATACAGCCACGGATCAATTCCTAGTCAGGTGGGCGGCTATTTGGGGAAAGTCCTTATCTCCTGCGACTCAATCCTTCGGGAACGCTGTAGCGCTAGGGACGGCTACCTCAGAAATCCCGTTAGGAACAGCTTTAACTGTTGAAGGAGTGGGAGAATATGAGACCACGGCGCTAGCGACTATAAGCGATCAAATTATAAACTTGGTGGGCATTGTCCGTGCCGGCTCTACAGCCTCGGCCCTTGCGACTTCGGCCCATGGGCTGGCTAATGGGGTGAGCGTAACAATCTCAGGATCAGCAAGGCCTGAGTACAACGTCACGGCATTAGTTACTGTTATTTCTGCAAATGAATTCCAGTATCAAGTTTCTGGCACGCCCTCGAATGACACGCCAACAAATGCTACAGCCTCATTTACTACGGCCTCAGTCCCTCTTAAATCGGTTGAATTCGCTAGCTCATTTAATCTAGACGCAGGATCGCCTTTAAGCCTTCAATCGCCTCTAGCTGGAGTTGACGACGTTTTAACGGTTGATTTTTTGGGAATATCCGGTGGCACAGATTTGGAATCGAGCGACTCACTAAGATCAAGGATGTTGGACAGGATCCAAAATCCCGTGGCTCATTTTAACGCTGCGGATATCATAGAAAAGGCCAAAGAGGTGGCGGGTGTAACGCGGGTTTTTGTGAAAAAAATTACGCCATCAGTCGGCGATGTAACAATATATTTTATGCGAGATAACGACGTTGATCCAATTCCTTCAGGGGCCGATATCACAGAAACAAAAGATAAAATTCTTGAGATAACGCCGGCAAATACTGGGGATTCTCAGGTTATAGTTTTAGCTCCAACGGCCGTTGCTGTAAATTTCACTTTTACAGCACTATCCCCAAATACGACGACAATGCAAACCTCTATTTCCTCAAGTCTTAGGCAATTTTTTGACGAAAGAGCGGATTTGGAGGTGAATGTTCAGGAGGACGCCTACAGAACCGCCATTTTCGGGACTATCGATATAACAACGGGTGATCGGGTGGCATCTTTTACGCTAACAGATCCCACGGGGGATATAACTATTAGCGCTGGCGAAATAGGGACTCTAGGGGCGATAATTTACCCATGATTTTATTTAAAGCGAGAAATATAGAACGGTTTACAGATAGCCTAGCCGCCTACTTGCCCGGGGGGATTCTGTTTGCCATAAAGTCCTATCAAAATAGTAATTTCAGAAAACTTCTTCGAGGGATTGCAGGCGAGCTTTTTAGAGCCAACGGCCTACTATCAGATTATAACAAGGAGATATACCCCGACACTACGGAGCGATTCCTTGTTGAGTGGGAATCGGCCTTGGCGCTTTCCCCTGGGTCAGGGGGCTACAGATGAAGATAGGCGGCGGGATATCCTTGTTAGACTCGCCTCCTCTGGAGTGCAAACAGATCAAGATTTTATCGATTTAGCCGCGGTGTTTGGCATCCCAATAACCATCGTTGGCAATACTTACACAATCACCGTAGGGGTTGAGCTACCACTAAGCGAAACCTTTCCCATGTCGTTCGGGTTGAACTTCGGGAGCGCTGAAATAGAGCTTCTTAGGGGGTTATTTGAGAACCTAATACCGGCAAATTGCGAGTTAATAATAATTCAAGTTTAAGGGGTCGAATGTATGCAATTATTAAATGATAAAGTAGATGGGGAAGGATCGCCCGAAAACACTCTACCCGCTGTAGAGTGGAATCAGGTCCCAGGCGAGCTACAGAACTTGATCACACCGCTAGGAATAACGCTGTCCAGCGGGGATTTAACCCAAGTTGCAAGGGCTGTAGCTGGGTATGTCGCTAACGGTGCGTTTTACTCCGAAAGCGGGGTGGCTAATGCTTACGTATTAACAGCCGTTGGAGGAAAGCAAGCACCCCCAGCGTATTCAGATGGGGCTGTGGCAGAGACGGTTATAGTCAACCCAAACACTGGGGCGTGTACGGTCAATATTGCCGGCCTTGGTGTAAAAGACGTGAAGACCAGGGAAGGGTTGGACCCCGTTGCGGGATCGCTGGGGGGAAGAACAATGCTTAGATTCGATCTGGGAAATGATTGGTTTGAATTAATCCCCAGGGTCCCGCTAACCCAGGTTAGAGTTAGTGATACCACTACAGTAAATAGCACCGAGACACTAGAGACCGCCGTAGGGCTGGATGCTGTAGACCTCCTTGACGGGAAAACCTACCAAGTAATGATGGCATTGAGCTTCAGGGCTCACAATCTAGGAGAAAGTATAGATATTTCGATAACATCGAGCGTCAACACTGGCTCTACACTTTCCGGAAGCGTTTTAAGTAACACCGGCATTTCTAATACCTGGGAAAAGCGAGTTGTGCCAGGAATAGTTTTTACCCCGACGATTGACAATGTTAATAGTAGAATAATTATTTCAGGGCTGTGGACGGTCTCGTTTGACCAGACCATAAGTATAAAATTTGCTCAAGGTGGGCCAACAGGG